ATATTTCACTTTTGAAACATCGGTATCAAAGACAAGTGTACCCTCCTTTCTAGTCAATCCGTTTAGGCTAGAAGTATCATTCTTGGGAAGTGTCATTCTAAGACTATCTGAGGCCGTCCCACCGTCGATATCTTTATTTGTAATAACTTGAGTATCTGAAATCGTAACAACTTCTTTTGTACTGCCTGACTCTCCGGCCTTCCATTTAGATGTTGCCGTTGAATCATAATGGACTAAACAGTCTGTAGCGTCAGACATTTCAACGGTAAAACCTGCATCATTACTATCGGCAGTTGATTGATTACCGCCCTTATTAACTGTAACGTTTGCATCCTCTACATCTAAAGTTTCAGTGTTTATTGTCGTTGACGTGCCATCAACTGTTAAATCACCACCGATATAAACATCTTTTTCAACACCTATACCGCCCTCAACGATTAATGCGCCTGTGTCTTTTGAAGTTGCATTTGTTGTATCTGAAATATTGACAGCACTTGAAAATGTTTTTGCACCTGAAAATGTTTGTGTCCCTGTCAGTAGTGCAACGTTGGTATCTGAATCATCAAAAATTATTTGCCAGGCACCATTGGCATAAATTTTAACAACGTCTAAGGTTGTATCGTAAAATGCATCCCCATCTGCGGCAGCAGATCCTTTGTTACTGACAAATGTTGCCTCATCTGCGTAAGTTGCAAATTGTGTTGTTTGTAAAAATGTAGTTGTTGGGCCTAACGTTGCCACGCCTTCGGCAAAAGTTAGTGTTCTAGTTATTCCGGCCATAAAATATCCCTATTTTATAAATTATATAAATCCTTTACTAATAATTTTGTCCGCGTATTTGCTTTTTCAGTTTCTATTATTTTTATTGCTTTTGAACTTACCCCTCCTGGTAAATCATTCGACTCTAAATTAAACTCATCACCTATCATTGAATCAAAGTTTATTCCTTTAGTGCTTATTTTATAGTCTATATCTCTTTCACTAATTAAATTAATATGGTCAGTGATTTTACTTGAAAAATCCTCTAATACATGTTGAAAACGATTTACGTTTATTATCTCATGCAAATATCTAGACTTATTACTTGAACTAGTTTGAGAGGCCACAGAAACAAACTCACTTGAATTATAATGTGGGTTAAACGTTATTAACTGAGTTACTATATCTTTGTAATTTACTGTATATGAAGTTGTTTTTTCAATTATTTCAATATCTGTTATTGAAGTTGATGCAGAAATTGTACTAAATAACTCGTATGCAATCGCAAAATCATTATTTAAATAAATATATCCAAGAGTAGACTGACAAATTTTTTCTGCATAATTAAAGTAAGGTTGATACGTTTGTTGATTATAAAAAGGTATAGAAAATGCAGCATTTATAGAAAAAGTAGATCCTGCACTAGTAAAACTGCTTGCATTAGTTGTTATGCCTGACTTGTCTAAAATTTCTTTTAAAACCTGTGAATGTAATTGATAAGATGCATTTGGTTTTATTTTAAAATGTACATTATTTACACCTGGATCAAGTGCGGTTAGACCTGAGTGATTCGCTTCAAAATTATTTGTAAATGTAATCGTTATTAACTTATTCCCTCCACTAGTCGTTGCAGTTGATGCTGTATAGTCCCGACCGTATAAAGGGTAATAGTAGTTACCAGAAAGGTCTGTAATAACAATAGAAGGACAATCGTTAGTTTGCACGGTATCCGTTGCGATAATAGATGATTGCTTAGTGATATAAACATAATTGTTAGTCCTATCAACATAATATACACGCTCACGATAAGTACCCGATCCCGTGACCTCGAATGTATCGCCTATATGTATTTTCGCAACTGTAGCTGAATCGGTGTCCAGTCTTGTAAAGTTTGCATCACTATTATCTACAGAGTCAGGTGAAAAACTAAAATTTGTAGTGCCGTTACTGCCAACCCTTCCAATTGTCCAGGCACGATTATTTGAGGTTGTTATATCTGTGGTGTAGTTTGTACATACTGCCATGTCCATTTTAGTAGGATCTAGTTTTTGCGCATTAGTTAAATTTGTTACAGCTTCAGGGATAGTATTATATCTTGAAACACTTCCAAAATAATATCTTACTACCTCCCCGATTGACTTTGGGGTAACATTTGTAAAATCATCATTTGTGTAAAATGTTTCGGTATCGCCCATGGTGGCCGGACTAGATAACGCATCAAGATTATCTTTTAAGGCAAGGTTTACCGATGTTCGTCTGACAATTAATGCCGTAATCCTTCCCTCAAATATTTTTTGAATATTTGATGTGCTATCTAAGCAATGCCAAACCTGTATTGTTTTGTTATAGAAAGAATCATTTTCAGTTAAATACTGATTAAACTCTCCATTATCGTTAATAATTTCTAGATTACTTGACGAGATACTTAGTTTACCACTAATGACATTTTTTATACTTTGCTTTATATTTGGAGACTTTATTATTTTAGGTTGCCATTCCTGTAAGTCTGTAGTAGGTGCTTCAGGATCAACCCCCAACACTCTAAATTTTTCTATTGTATAAAATAAATAATAAAATACTACAACGGCATTAGTTGACGATACAGCATTATTTAAATTAACAGTAAGTAAATTTGTATCTTCATTTATACTATATTCACCTGTAGACGGTGTACCGCTTACAAGTGTTAACTCTGTACCCTGCTCAACAACTTTTGATATTTTATAACTAAAAGTCATTGTGTAGGTAGTCCCACTATCCAACGTTAAAAGATCATTCACAAACCTTGCAGGTTCTAACCTGGCCAAGATAAACTTTTGAGAAGTTTGATTAGTTTTAATAGTTGAATAACTCATTATACAGACCTTTGTTGCTTAGTAAAAATCTGCATAGCTATGGACTGATTATAAAAAAATGCACCCCCATTATCATAAACAGGATCAGGATAATCATAACAAAGACCGATATAAAAAGAATCTGCTACAGGTGTATAGTTCGCTATCGTAACTGTAGGGTAATAATTGAATTTTTCATTTAAATATTCGTTGTTAAAATCGAATCTTAAATAACCTAGAAAATTTTCTTTCAAAGGATCACTTGTATCAAAATCAATTTCATTTATTAAGACCGTATCACTTGTTATATAAACGTTTTCGTAACTTGTTGATGTATAAATTTTCATTGTCATTGATTCACTGCCTGACAAGGCAGTAAAATCTTGAATATACATAAACACTCTTATATTTCCAATCGGGCCGGAAGTACCTGAGGCCAGTGAAAACCCCCCTAGTCTAATTTCTTCACTTGCATCAAATGTTTTAACGTATTTCTCTTCACTAAAATTTAAAATACTCATTATAAAACCTCCCTAAAGTTCATGCTCATGTTAAAATATTGACTTTTAACGTGAGTGAATCTAGGTGGAGAGTTAAAAACAACATACTTTGTTAAATCGGAAAGATTGTCAGTTAAGCAGCTTCTAGGGTCTAATGATATAAATAAAGGTGTTGTTGTACCAAAGTCATAGAACAATTGTTCTAAATCATTCCTGGCCGAAGTGGTTAGTAAAGCAATGCCAACATTGTTTATTGTTACATACTTTGTTTTTTTATCAAAATATATAGCACCTGCCTCTGATTCAGTTTTTAATGAAGGATCAAAAATACTTTTATTTATTCCAATTTGCACGTTAGTCATTTCTAATGTAGTGTAATCGCCTAAATATATATAGGAGAGTGAAAAACCCTCGTTTCCGTTAGCATTGTATTTATCATCAAAATAAAAGCGCCAAAATCTATAAGAAGAATCTGCAATTGAGTCAGTAAAATAAAATATCCCTTCACTTGTTCGACTTAATGTTATGTCTAACGGTGGGGATGAAAAATCATTTAAATTGTTTGCTTGGAGTTTTACAGTTGCCTGCTCACTAATAGAAAACTCTTCGTCTAACGGAGAAATAACACTAAAAAACTCTATAGGTGCGTTATAACCTAAATCATATACAACTGATTCATACATGTGATTTCTCTGTTCATCGGCCTTTCTTTCAGTGCTTATTGTTTCATCACTGGTTAAAACAAACCCTAAATCATCCCAAACCGATTCAGTTTGCTCACTAAATCGTAAAGTGTGACTAGATCCATGAGCGAATCTAAATTTATATTCCCCTGGAGTATTGTCATAATCAAATGTCCAACCCGAACTAGATGCGTTTAATTGAGTTTGTATTTCAGTTGCCAAAGTATCAGGCGTGTATTCCCCTGCGGTAATTGTAATAGTTTTATTTGATCCGTCGTTTATATAAATTTTATCGTTACTACTAGCAGTAATTAAAAAATAACCGCTTGGCTTCCAAACCTTTGATCTAAATTTATTTATACTATTACTGCCAGGGAAGGCCGCAAGTTCACTCGAATAAGTAATAGATCCACTAGTTAACTCTGCCAAGTTATTATCCATGAATCGTATTCTTTGATTAGTTGTTGTTGTCATTATGCCAACCTTGCATTGTTTCTATTTAAATTTAAAATTATGTTTGCTAAAGTCTCACCGTTAAAATCAACCGTTGACTCTACTGTTTGATTCGTTTGTAAAAGATTTGCAATTTGAGAAAGTAGATTAATAACGGTTTCATTCCCATTATTATTACCGTTGGATTGCATAGAAAGAAAATCCTGTAGGTCTTTTGTTGTACTTCTATCAACAACATATTCACCGCTTGTTAAACGTGCAGGGAATGAATCACCTGGAAATCCCTTAGGGATCAACCCCCCTCTAGCAAAACCAATAACTTGATTTAACCCACCTGTTAAAACAGTATCGACCGTTTCACTTCCTGTAATACCGCCCTGTCCACCTGGTAAACCTATGGACTGTGCCGCATCCCCTACAAAATCCCCTACAGAATCGAGGCCGTCTAAAAATCCTTTAACAATTGCTTTCCCAAGGTTATAGAAAAAATCGCCAATACTTTTTATTCCGTCCCAAAAACCGTTATAAATTGTTTTCCCAAGATTAAATATCCATGATGTAATATTTCTGATCAAACTCCAAAACCCATTATAGATAAGTTTTCCTAAGTTTCTAAACAGACCTATAATATCAAGATCCCCGAAAACTTTTTTAAATCCTGTTTT